GCTCCAATCCTTATCTACAAAATCAAAGAACTGTGGCGATAAACTAACATCAACCGACACGCTTTTCAGTTTGCTTAACAGAATTGAATTAATAGCGGTATATATTCCACCGCTTGTAACAGGATTATCACTTCCGATTGTCGGAGTATCGTCAAATGTTAAAGCGTCTTGTTTTCCGTCAATCTCGTTTTGCAACGCTTGCAAACCATCATACTCTGTTGCTTTAACTTTACCTTTTACCTCTATATCACCATCAAATTGTTGTATATATCCCATTATTTATTACCTCCGTTTTCTTTTAATTTTTTCAGGAGAGCTTTCAAGCCCTCGTTAAACTTTTGACCAAGTTCCTTTACTTTTTCTAAACTTGTGCTCATTATGCACCTCCGTTTATAATAATTATTCTGCCATTGAAAGGCTCATTGATGTTTGTTATCTTTACTGTACCGTCAGACAGTTTAACAACGGAATTAGCTGTGCTTGCATATCCACCCGACACTTGTCGTTCAATTATTACATTAGCTAAACTACTACTTAATCCAGTTTGTGCAGGTGTAAATGTTATTTCACCATTCGTGAAATCTGTGCTTGCAAAAGATATTTGGGTCATATTAGCAGGGCTACTACCAGATGTTGGAGCAGTCTCACCCTCTAATGCAAACCTTTTCCACCCTTCTTCCGCAACAATATCTAATAATACAATATCCGTAACCTCTGGACTTATAACAGCAATAGTATCTACTGTGTTGTCGGTTGAGAACGGTAAGTTCGCTAATATAACATCGAGCGATGCCTCTGTTATTAGTGCTGTAAAAAAGCTTATCCATTTATCAGGGTCAATAGTTGCATTGTGAGCCATCATTATAGGTATATCCATGTCATCAATAAGTTCGCCTGTGTCCTCATAATAACATCTATCTCCACGCCCTGAAGGCATCCACATCAATACCTCAGGAATAAGATACTGATACTGTAGTCCGACCTCTGCTATTATAGAGTCACCACCTATGACCAACTTACACTTTATCTTTATGTTCCTGTCAGCGACAAGACTTAAATCATTAATCCTATTGGTTGTACTCTCTCGGTAAGGGAATTCCAGTTCGCTTGGTGCCAGATACTCAAATATATCTAAACTTGAATCTCCTTGTATGTATAATGTTCCTCCTACATTTATGACCTTTCCTAATCTAAGCCCAGAAGGGACATCTCCTAATGTGTCATAATAATCAACGGATGTTAGAGCCCAGCCGTTGGCAATGTTGCTTTTATCAAATACAGGCACATTCTGAGCAATGGCTGTAAAATCTGTATGGTGTTCAATACCCCTAAATTGGTATAATACTTTATCGTTGCCTTCATCCCTCAATGCTAAACTACCAATAGGGACATCATAAGGCAAATCTTGAACATCTCCATACTCATCCTGAGGTACATTAATTATAGGTTGATTCATAATATTGTTATAATCAACCGCAGGGATAGCAGAATACCAATTATCATTGTTTTTAAGACGATACATAAGAGTATCATTTTCAACCTTAAATTCTCTTATTAAATTTAAATGTTCATATAAATCTAAATCAGTTATATATTTACCTAAATATAATCTTTTTACTAAATCACTTGTAGCATCGGGAAATCCTATAAAAGCGTTAATTGATGATAGTCTAAAATAGCAAGTATCTGCACTATTATTAGAATCTTTGACTACCAATTTAAGCTTTGTACTGTTTCTACTAAATGTAACTAATTGCATTGTGCCACCAGTTGTGGCAAAATTAGCTTCTCGAGTATAATCATTCGTATCTGAACTATAAGTATATGCCGTTAGACGACCTTCAGCTTCGGAGGTATAGTGTTTCTGAATGTCTAAAAAAATTGGGCAACCCTGAGTATCAATCATGACATATGGATAAAATGATACCTGTGCATGTGATACTTTTCTATGAACTACAAAACTAGGGGATTCATAAGGATTATATAAAACATCAAATTCATCTGGGTTGTATATCATATTTCCCCAATCAGCTATTTGAAAACTCTTATAAATACTCCCAGTAATAAGAGTGCCTCCTATTAAGCCTTCTTTTTCAAAAGTATCTTCATTAATCATAGTACCTAATTGTAATATACTATCTGTTTGTTGTTTGTATTTATTTTTTATTTCTTCATACTCTTCAAAACTAGGCTGATTTAAGTAATTTGGCATATCCAAATTTCTGATAAAGAATTTATCGTCTGTTTCATCTTTAGTATAATAATTACTTAAATCAACTTTAGTAGTTCCTAAAAGTTCCCATTGATTATCTAAATAAATGTATTCCTCATAATAATTTTCATTTTTAGGTTCAGTAACAGGTTTAAAATAAATTACGTATGGCAAAATATCTTCAGTAGGAAGTTCATCAACAATAGTTATGGCTATGCCGTTACCACCTAACATAAAGTTTATCTGTTCTCTACTATATCCCCAAGCTTTTATAGCTCGTTGAGTCGCTACTCTTACAGCAGAATTAGCACTCATAGTCTCGTCATCATCTAACGCAGAATAAGGCAGCTGTTTGACATTGTCCACATTGCCAAGCCCAATGTCCTCTTTAGATACCCCCGATGTGCCTACAAGTAGTATACGCCCCGCAAAAGGTTCATTTATTCCGCTTATGAGCAAAGACCCGTCAGAGCCTTTAAACACGCTATTTGCAGTCTGCCTGTATCCCGTAAATTCGCTCGATTGCTCATCTAATCTATCAATAGCGACTATATATTCATTGTTGGTTTGACCTGTTTGCAATGCAGAAAAGCCAAGTTCACCCTCAACGAAGTGTTCTGGGTTAAAGGTTAATATCTGCAACCAACTTGGACTTGGGGACGTTCCACCGCCTGTCCCAACAGGATAATGCACAAGGGATGTTGTTCCGTCAGTGTAGTACTTTGTTCCCACTCCCGTTTCAGGGTTAACTGTGAAGTCAGCTATTATTTTGTTTGTTCGTTCATCAAGTTCAATAATATCTGCTTCTATATTATCAAGTCTTTCATCTTGTGCGGTATTTTTTATAACTAATTCATTAAATCTATTTGTATTTATAGCATCTTGTTCAAGATTTCTCGCCTCTATTTTTGCTGTAAAATTAGGTGATATAGATACTATATGTTTATTTACGACAAAATCTTCAGAGTTAAAACCTGCCATGCCTATTTTATTTATATCAGCAACAGGCGCATATAAATAATATTTATCTTTAATACGTAATTTGCTAGTTGTTTTATTGTATGGTATTATAACTTTTTCTACAATATTTATCATTACTTAATACCTCCCATAATATTAGTACTTACACTCAATTTTGTAGGATTTAATATAACTAAATCAACATCAAAATCTGGCATAAGAGGCCAACCTTCATCAAATAATTTTTGTATTTCTTTTCTCTTTTTCCAATCTGTTATAAGTTTTATTTGTGTTTGTAATTCTTCTTGTGTTTCTGCCATATTTACTGTTATATTATTACTCAACAAATAATTATAAACATGCTCTTCTAAACTTTCTCCTGCCAATATTCTTATGTCAAATAAATAATTTTGTTCAGTCCAATCCTTTGTATCAAATTGTTTTATAATACGAAAATTATACTCTTCCCACTCTTCTGATATAACATCACCTTCTTCATCAAGCTCATAACTTTTTACATATTTATAAACTTTCTTACCAGATATTTCTGTATAAAATAGATAATTTCTTATATCAAAGTCATTATCTTCATCATCTTCTGCTATAAATTCTTCATAAATTGACAATATATAATTTATATTAAATTCTTCTGTATATAAAGGTTCTGTGTTAATAAATCTTTTAAATAAAACTAATTCTGTTTCACCATTTTCTTTTTCTACAAAACATTCGTTTATATTAAGCCACCAAGACTTACGAAAATTACCTTTTTGCTCATACCGAGCGCTAGTCACTGTCATAACTATATATGGGTTTTTCCATTTCTTAAAAGGCATAAAAGGGTCATTTTTATCATTAACTATTTCTACATCAAATGACCAAATTTCACCTTTACGTACAAATATTTCATTTCCTAGACTTTTCATATATTTCCTCCGGTTAATTGCATTTTATTCATAGTTGAATTTCTCTCTATCTCAGCACTATTCTTCATATTAGTTCTAGAGACATTTGCTGCATGAGAAAAACCATTTCCTTCAGGTCCGGAATTAGGTCTGGCTCCACCTCTTTGTTCTCCCTCTCCATTTACTAATGCGGTTATCGTTTGTAAAATTTCTGGGTTTTGTAAAATAGCCTGTTCAATCTCAGGAGGTAAATGATTTGAGGCTTCTTCTATACCTGCTATAATTTGTTTTGCCAAAGGATATTGCATACTATCCATAATATTCCAAAACAATTTAAGTGTTCTTGGGTCGCTCGGATTACCTATGGTTCCCATAGTAAAATGCTGTAAAGTTTCTTGCCACATTTGTACGCGGTTATTAGAAAGAGTAGCAGCTGGGTCTGTAGAAAATGCAAAATCATCTGTATAATAAATTTTACCATGTTCATCTTTGCGTAAAAACATATATTTGTTCCATAGCATTTCTTCTTTTTGTCCGTCAGGTAAAGTCTTTACAAATTTTCTCGTTTCATCGCTAAATGCCATCAAATATTTTAAGGCTAATTCATAAACTCCAGAAAATGCAGCTGCCTTCATAATACGAAGTGACTCTAATCTACCAGCACTTTGCAGAGCACTTATTTCTTTAGCTCTTCCAGAAACAGCTGTATTATCTTTTCGTCCTTGATAACTTTCAGTAACACCAGAAGAAGCTCTGGCACTTTCATAGAATAATTGAGCACCTGCTATATCATATTGTATATCTGCGACTATTTGTTTTGACTGAAGCATAGCTGCTTCATCTGATGTTTTTACACTTAAAATTTTAAATGTATCATCTGTATCATTAAGTTTAATTCTATTAGGTACTGTAATTACAGTGCCTGATTTCATTATTTTATCTTCTACTTTAGTCAAAATTTTATTTACACTATCTTGCATATCAAGCAAGATACTTACTTCACTTATACCATATATTGTATCTAATGAAGATATGCTAGGTCTTGGCACAAAAGGAAGTTGTCTGATTTGGTAAAATGGTATTTCTGTTCCGGCCTCAAGAAATACCTCTTCTCTTACATTATCAGTAGGGTCATTTGTTTCACCTTCTTCATAAGGATTTCTTAATCTTATTAAGTCCTCTTTGAGTATTTCTTTTGTTGCATTCTCATATATAAATTTATCAGAGCCACAATTACTACAGATGTCATTTATTGGATTTACCATTCCACATGTCTTGCATTTTCTTAATTTACGTATTTGCCAATCTTCTTCCCAGGCTATAACTTGAGAAGAGTGTTTAGCATATATAAATCTACCAATAATACCTTTTTCATTTTTATAATAATAGGTAATAATCTCGCAGGTATTACCTGTTTCTGATGGCACTATTGTTCTACCATATAAATCATAAATTTGACTTAAGCTCATATAAGAGCGTTCAAAACAATAATTCATTAATTTATAGTTTTTAACGCAAGGTTCAGGTATTACCTGGTCTGCTAATAAAATATCTATACGTAAATCTCCGCTCCTATCATGTGTACTATCAAGACTATCCCAACATATCTTATACCAACTAGTACCATCAATATAGGTAGCTCTTTCACTACGGTCATTTTCTTGTTCTGTTAACATTCTGTCCATTTCAAATTTAAGATAGTTTTCTGTTATATCTACAAGATGTAAATCATCTTTACAACGCGGTGTTATTTTTGGCATAGGAATAGAATTATCTATTTTGCTCTCAATGAGTTCATATATCATTTTACGTAAATTTTTACTCTTACGTGTACTCTCTTCTCCTGTAGTCATATCAAGCGCATTTAATTTGCCGAGATAAGCCTTACGCCATTTTTCTAAATTTTTAGAGTTCACATAATCTATTTTTTGCTGATAACTTTCTGCGATAGTAAAAAGAGCGGTGACTTTTTGCACCATCTCATTCTCGCGTTTAGTATTCTCATAGTATTTATCTATTTGCCATTGCAAATACAAATCAGTTCTGTCCATATAGTTCTCCTGTTTATAATTTCATTCTATATAAGATAATTATTTTTTATGCACCTGACATCCATTCTTCTGGTGCACCATATATTTGAATAAACTTTTCTTGTTCTTTAGCATTCATTTGTTCAAAATCTTCCCACATATCAGGATACCATTTTGTATAACGTACAAATTTACGTTCTGGTTTAGGTGTCTCACCTGTTATTAATTTAATTAAACGTATGCATCCCTGAGAACCTTCATCTACCATATCATCATGTTTACCATAAGGAAATGATTTATGTTGAGCGATAACACGTTCTCTAGGCGTCATAGTTGTTGGCATATGCCAATCAACCTCATCATCAAGGTCCTCAGCAATATACATCATACCAGCTTTTACATAATAAGCTATTGCCTCAGCTCTTGACATTTTACCACCCATTGGATTTACTGTAACAACAGGAGGGGCTGAAGGTTCATATTTTAATACATCTGCGATAGCACTACCATTTGCTTTATCTTCTATAACAAGTTCATCTATTTCCGGAAATTCTTTAGTAAACCATTTTATCTTTTCCATTGTCTCTACAAAGCCCATACGTTTATTTACTTGATGATACAAGTAAATACCACCTCTATAGATACCTCGTAAACCCATAGCTACAAAAGAACCCTTCTCTGTATCTTTGAATGTAGCATCTATAGATAATTGTAAATATTCAAATCTTTTACGTGAATTTAATTCTTCAGCAGAAAGCAATTTTCTTTCTCTTTCCATTACAAAGTCTTTCTTACGAAAAGATTTCCACCATGTAGGGTCAAACACATTACCTGTAGCACTTGTAGGTTTTCCTTGATACAGAGCTCGCCAAGTTCTTTCACCTTCTGCAGCAATAACCAATGCCTTTTTCGACCTTAACCATAAATTGTCATTTGCTATTTTTTGCGGTAACTCAGGGTCTCCTAAATGTGGTCCCATTAAGCTATCGCCAATTTTACGTCCTAGAGGACAAGGGCCTTCTTTAGCGGCTTCTTCATCATATTCACAAGGAAGGTTAATATCTTTCCATATAAAGTCTGCCCAATTTTCTTTTATAAAGCCTACAACGTCATTTTCTACCCATCTTGTTTGTATTACAATCAATTTACCGCCAGGGTAAATACGTGACTGAACAGATGGCCCCATCTCAGCTAATATCTTTTTAATTATTATTTCTGAACTTGCTTCAGCAGCATTTTTTATTGGGTCATCTATAATAAATAATTCAGCACCATAACGTGTAATACCTGCGTCAAGTCCCGCGGCTCTACATCTACCGCCTTTTTCTGTCTCCCAATACTCTTTAGTTTGTATGTTTTTATTCGGACCTATACCCCAAATTGCAGGCGCATATTCATTAAATTTATCACGACAAGGACGAGAAAAACTTTCTGCTATTGTTGTTTGATAAGATGACAAAATAACTTCACCTTTAGGGTTATTCCCTAAAAACCAAGCAGGCAATGTTTCTGTAACCATAAAAGATTTACCATGTCTGGGTGGAACTGACAACAATAAAATATCTAAAGCTTTTCCTGTTTTTACAGATAAAAATTCTTGTATTTCTGTACAAACATATTTATGAAATTTTGTCATGCAAAAGCCTTCGTTTACAAATTCAACGAAGGCTGCATAATCTCTCTTTAATTGTCGACGTTTTAATTCTCCGTCAGGTCCGGAAAAAATTCTATTACTAATCATTTTGTGGTGCTTTACTATATAAATTTATAATTTTTTCATCTACATAATTTTGTTTAGGTAGTAATCTGTCATCTGTTAAACTTTGATTTACCACAGTGACATGTTCATTATTTATTGTAGCTTCAAAATTTTTTATTCTTATGATAGTAGGATGTGGTGGACTTATTGCCTCTTGTTTAATCAATAGACTCATTTTCTGATGCCTCCAATAATTTTTTTTCTTTGTGTGCTTTTAAAGCTTTTGACATTATTTCGAGTTCTTCATCTGTCAAATCTGCAAAAGGATTATTTAATTCGTGCGTATTTTTTGTTTCATCAACAGGTTTTGCACCCATACTATCTCTACGTGCCACGTATGAAGAAGAATTATGTCTTGAATAATATGCCTGACAAGCTTCCATCATTTCTCCTTCCGTTGGCAGACGAACTAGACCTTCCTCTTCAAGTTCTTTTTTAAGTTGGTTCCATATAGCTATTTCTATTTGACATTGAGGCGTAAGATTACCATCTTTATCTAATATTTCTATAGGTTTAAAAGCAGGTTTATTATATCTGTTTATCACATTTTGTGCCCACATAGCTCTGGCATGTTTTGGGTTTTTAAATAATGTTTCAAATTCTCTTTGTTCGCGTAATTGTTTAATTGTTAGTTCGTTACTCATGTTTACCTCCAATAATTTAATTCTATATAATTTTTATAATTTTTATGCACTTTTAAATTAATGAGTTATTATATTTTGTTTTTTAATAT